CCTGGCAACAATTTATTGTTGCTTCTCTTTTTGGGTGGGTTGATAAAAGTACTGGCCTTAGAAGATTTACAACAGCTTATATTGAAGTTGCAAGAAAAAATGGAAAAACTGCATTAGCTGCAGCAATTTTATTATGCGTGTTTTTTTTAGATAAAGAACCAGGAACTGAAATTTATTGTGTAGCCACGAAACGGGATCAAGCTAAAATCTTATGGGCTCAAATGGATTCTTTTATTAAAAAATGTCCAGACTTAAATAAAAGAGTAAAATTTTATCCTTCTACTTCAACTATTATTGTTCCCAATAAATTTAGTTATATAAAAACTTTAAGTTCTGATTCTGATACTGAAGATGGATTAAATCCTTCTGCTGCAGGAATAGATGAATACCATGCACACAAAACAAATGAAATGCTTGAAATTATTGAATCTGGTCAAGCAGCAAGAGAACAACCCTTAAATCTAATTACAACTACAGCTGGGTTTAATATTGAAAGTCCTTGCTATACTGAAGAAAGGGATTCAGGAATTAATACTTTAAACAAAACAATAAAAAATGATAGAAAGTTTTTTTTTATTGCAGAGTTAGATGAAAAGGATGATTGGCAGGATATTAGATTAGCTAAAAAAGCTAATCCAAATTTAGGCGTTTCAGTTTCAGAGGAATATATAAAAGAAAGAATTAAATCGGCATCTGAAATAATTTCAAAACAATCTTTGATTCTTACAAAAAATTTAAATAAATGGGTAGATGCACCAGAGACCTGGATTCCTATAAAAAAATGGAAAGATTTAAAAATAAAGATTTCATTTGAAGATTTAGAAAATTGTAGATGCAATATAGGTGTGGACCTTTCTAATAAAATTGACCTTTCTTGTGCAGTATTTGAGTTATATTCAGAAAATTATGATTGGCCAATTATAATTCCAAGATTTTATATGCCAGAAGAAATAGTAAAAGAAAAATCAAAAAATGATCATGTTCCATATGATGCTTGGGCTATTGAAGGTTGGTTACAATTAACGCCTGGTAATGTTATAGATCAGGATTTTATTGAAAAAGATATTTTACAAATAGTAACTGAAAATAATTTAGACCTTGAGAGTTTAGCATATGATCCTTGGAATGCCACTCAACTGATAGCAAATTTACAAGAATCAGGAATAAATTGTATTGAGTTTAGGCAAGGCTTTGCTTCTATGTCTATGCCTTCAAAAAGTTTTGAAGCGGATGTGTTGAGTAAAAAATTATATCATGATGGTAATCCTATCCTTCAATGGAATTTATCTTGTGTTCAGCTTGAAGTAGATCCTGCAGATAATATAAAACCTTCTAAAAGGAAAATAAGGAAAAGCTCTAAGCGAATAGATGGTGTAATAGGGGCAATAGAAGCACATGCAATGGGCGTCACAAGAAATGTTGAAGAAAATATAGACGATGGTTCATTATATGTTGTATGAGCTTATTTAAAAGAAAAATTACTAATCAAATTACTTCTCAATCATTACCTGATTGGATTAACAATTATATTAATTCAGGAATTCCTACAAACACAAAAAATTTATGGGCAGTATATTCTTGTGTTAATGTAATTGGTGAAACAATGGGTTCTTTACCATTACCGATTTATAAAAATAAAAAAGATGGTAGCAAAGAAAGATTAGTTAATAATGAAGTTAATGATTTAATTTTAAAACCAAATACAAGACAAACACGATTTGATTTTTTTGAAGAGATGATTTGGCATTTAGCTCTTAGAGGTAAATATTTTGCAGTAAAAAATGGAATTGGAAAAAACTTAAAAGAATTACTTCCTGTCAGTCCAGATAATGTGATTGTAGATGAATCAAATTATTATCACCCTACTTATACGATTGATTCTAAGAAATATGAACCAAAAGATTTACTTATAGTTTATATGCATAATGGAGATTCTGTAATTTCTTCACAAAAAGGGACTTTCGATTTAGCTAAATCTTTAAATAGATATTCAAATGAATTCTTTAAAAATGGAGCTAGACCAAGTGGTGTTATTGAAACAGATAATAAAATGGAAAAAGAAGCCTTCGAAAGATTTAAGAAACAATGGGAAGATTTTCATTCAGGCATAAATAATGTAGGTAAAACTGCAATTTTGGACCAAGGGAAAAAATATAAACCTTTAGCTTTATCTAATGTAGATGCTCAATTCTTAGAATTTACCAAAAAATCAGATGTAGAAATTTGTGGAATTTTTAGAGTTCCTCCTCACATGATTGGAATTTTGGATAATGCAACTTTTTCAAATATTGAAAATCAAAGTTTAAATTTTACAAAATATACAATGTCACCTTGGTGTAAAAGGATTGAATTGGCTATTACACAACAAATAATAAAACCAATTTTGGGTAAAGATTGTTTTTGTGAATTTAATATGGATGCTTTAGAAAGAGCAGATATTTCAAGTAGATATAAAGCCTATAACACAGGAAAAATGGCTGGATTTCTATCAACTAATGAAATTAGGAAAAAGGAAAATATGAATCCTGTTGAAAATGGGGATGAATATTTAATACCAGCAAATATGAACATAGCAGGGGGTGATAAGAATAATGAAAATAAAGAATAACTGGTATTCAATTAGTAATAAGAGTAATGATATTACTGATGTTTATATTATGGATGTCATAGGTAAAGATTTTTGGGGAGAAGGAATCTCAGGGAAAACCTTTATTAAAGATTTAAAAGCAATTACTACCGACACAATTAACTTTTGGGTGAATTGTCCTGGTGGAAATGTTTTTGATGCAAATGCAATTTATAATGCAATCAAAATGCATCCAGCAAAAAATAAAATTATGCATATTACTGGAGTAGCAGCATCAGCCGCTTCTTTTATCATAATGGCTTGTGATGAAAGAATAATTTATGACGGTGGAATGATTATGGTTCATTTGCCTTCTTGTTTGTCTGTTGGTAATAAGAATGATCATTTAAAAACTATAAATGCTTTAGATATCGTTGAAACAGAAATGATAAATATCTATCAAAAACAATTAGATTTATCAGAAGATGAAATTAAAGATTTATTAAACAACGAGACCTGGCTTGATTCACAAGAAGCTGTTGATAAGGGTTTTTGTACAAAAAAAGATGAAACAAAAGCAACAGCTCAAATTGAATTATCTGATGTTGAAAAACTGCATTATAAAAATGTTCCAAAAAATATTATTAAATTAGAAAATCCAACTAAAGATATGATTTCTAATTTAATGATTAATAGTGGTTATTCAAAAGAACAAATAACTAATTTCTTCATTAATCAAAATAATGAACAAGTAATGGAAGATTTATCAAATGAAGAAATATCGCAAATAGAAAATAAATTGAAAACTATAATTTAAGGGGTTAGATATGGAAAAATTATTAAAAGCAATTCAGGATTTAGAAGAGAAAATCAAAACTAAAGATAAAAATAGTGAAAAACTTGAAGCACAACTTTCAGCTTTACAAGAAAAATATGATGAGTTATCAGAAGCAATGTTAGATAATAATAGGCCTAATTTATCAAATAAAACCAAATTAACAAAAGGTTTTATTAATTATATTAAAACAGGAACAATCGATAATGCTTTAATAGAATCAGATGATTCTCAAGGTGGTGTTTTAGTTCCAGATGATATTGTATCTGGTATTGATCATGATATTGTTGCTTCTTCAGCAATTGCAGCTATTTCAAATATTAGACCAACAAATAAACCAACAGTTACTTATCATCAAAGGATATCAGGCTTTGAAGCAGGTCATAGAGGTGAAACTGATGATGTAGCTAATACTAATACAGCACAATATGATGATATAGAAATCAATTTAAAACATGTTTATGCAAATCCTTCAGTTTCTAATGATTTACTTGATGATAGTGATGAAGATATTCAAGAAGAAGTTCGTAATGGAATTGGAGAAGGGATATCACTAGTTTTAACAAATGATTTTATTAATGGAACTGGAACTTTAGGTCCAAAAGGGATTCTTGCTTATGAACAAAATAAAGTAACAAAAATTGGTGAAATGGCTTATGGTAAATTAAATTATATGATCACTGGTAAAGCAAATGCATTAGCAGATGATAAACCTTGGGCAATTTTCAAAAAAGCAAAACGGGTTATTCCTCCTTCTATATTACAAAATTCATATTGGGTAATGAACTCTTCTACAGCAGGTGAAGTTGATACAATGGCGGATGCTGATGGTAAACCATTATGGAGTAACCAAAATAATTTAGTTGAAGGTGCACCAGCAACTTTTTGTGGATTAAAAGTAAAAATTGATGAAGCAATGCCGGATATTTCCTCAGGAAAAGTATTCATGCTTTTAATTAATAAAAATTCTTATCAGATTGTAAAACATCGAAAAGCTACAGTAATAAGAGATTCAATAACTAAAAAAGGATTTACACAATTCTATTATGACCAACGTTGGGGTGGTGGTATTCGTAGATTTAAGACTTTGGTTGGTATTAAAGGAGCTGTAAGTTAATGAAAAATTTAGCAGGTAATATAAAAATTATCCAATTGTTTAATAAACAAGCTAACTTAGTAACAACTGATGATTTTTTAACAATAGATAGATTAGATTATTTTGCTTTAACTTTCATTGATATTCATACAGAAGGTGTATTTACACCAGAAAGTACAGTTTTTCAAAAACTCCAACATTCAGATGATGGTTCTACCTGGAGTGATGTTCCTTCTAGTTTGATAGGAGGAGATGATATCAATGAAGTTATTGATACTACTATTACTGAATTACATATTAGAAAATATGGATATATGGGTGATAAAAGGTACATAAGATTTATTAAATCATTTGGAACTGCAGTTGCAGATACAGTGAATGCAGAAGTAATGGCAATACTACAATTGCCAGCGTATAAAAAATTTTAATTAAGGAATTAATATGCTTTTGTCTTTTTCTTCATTACAAAAACAATTTGAATTTGAGGATAGTGAACAAGATTTTGTTGAAATACTAATTGAGTTTGCTTTAAATCAAGTTGAATTATTAATTGGCAGAAAATTAGAGTTAAAAGAAAGAATAGCTTATTTTGACGGGGGAATGAATAGGCTATTTTTACCTTGCACACCATTAATTACTGCTTCTGTATTTGAAGATAAGACAAGAGCTTTTTTAGATGAAAGTAAACTTGATCAAAGTGAGTATTTTATTGATGAAAATCAAGGTGTAATTGAATTATATGAAAGCAGATTTTTACCAGGGAAGAAAACAATAAAAGTGATTTATACAGCTGGTTATACTGAAGAAAATTTACCTGGAATAATTAAAAAGGCAATATCTGAAATAGTATTGAGTGCTTATTCAAAAAATATAGATAGAGCTTATGGGAAAAAGAGTATTTCAAGTGTAAATGGTACTTCAGTAACATATGATTTTGAAATGAATTTTGAGACAAAAAAAAATATAGAAAAATTAAGGTTCATGAATTTATGAGTAAATATGAAACAAAATTAAAAAGAGGCGAAAAGGTTGTTTTATATGATGAATTTTTACCATATTTAGAGAAATATGTAAAAAAAGGTGATGCAAATGAAGCAACCATTACCTCAATAATTGCTTATAAATATAAAGAGGGTGCAAGAGAAAAAAATGCACAAATTTTTCCTGTTAGATCTGGTAAATATCAAAAATCAATTAAATATACAGGCTCTAGAAGGAGTAAACGAAAAAAGCTAAAAGGGGGACCTTTATCAAGTATTTTTGAATACAACGGAGCAAATATTTTACCAAAAGATAAAGAAGCTTTATCAACTATAAATAATCCTAGAACTAATACTTTTATAACAAGAGGTCCTATTTATGTAGGTCCTAGACCTTGGTTTTTTAATGCAGTTAGAGAAATGAGAAACAAAGGGTTAGGAAAAAAAGAAATTAATGAATATTTGGTTAATCAATTATTGGGGAAATAATGAAGAAATATGATTTAGATAAATATTTAGATGGCTTTAAAAAACTTTTCAATGAAAAATTTTCAGTTTATTTAAAAGATACAACACCAAAGTTGAAAACAATTATTAAAGGGGTAGATTATTCAAAGTTATCTACTCATAAACCTTATTTAATGATTTATCCATCAGGAATAAATCCTGAAGATGATGAAAATGGTGTTTATAAAACAGAAATAAGTTTTTTGTTTGCTGTAAATGGGAAAAATGACGGTGATTCAAGTTCATATATTCTAGATTACATTTCTGCAGTTATAAATTTCTTTGAAGATATTTCTGAACTAGAAGAATTTGATATTTATGATATTTCTCAAATAAAAGATTTAGATCCAACAGTTATGGGAACTGCAACAGAAAAAGCATTTGTTGCTTGGGTGGAAATTACAACAAGATAAGGAGAATAAAAGTGAGTATTCCAAAAAAGAATTATACAAAAGTAAGTATAGGAAAAGAAGTAACATCTGGTGTTGCAGTAGCTCCAACAACAAGAGTTCCTGTTTCTGATGTTGTTTTTATAAAAGAGGATGTTTCAAAGTCTGAAACTAATATTATAACCGGTAAAAACTTTTCATCAGGATTCGGGTTAGATGCTATTTCTTATAGTACTGAAATGAGTTCAATTTTAAGTGCAAATAAGTCCAATGAAATTTTATTTGAATGTTGTTTTGGAACAAAATCAGCTGAAGTAAACATTGGGGGAGGTGTTCGATTAGGTTATATAGGAGATAAAAATTCTTGCAAATTGGAAGTAACTGAAAATGCAATTAAATCATATATTGGAGAAAAAGGATTAGAAGTTATTGATACAGACTTTGGAACAGCAGGAACTTATAGTTTAGTTGATAAAACCATAGATTCTTTGGTATCAGACTTAAATTCGGGTAATTACATTTGTGAAATTATTAATGGTTCTCCTTCCTTAAATATTGATAGCATTGTTAATTCGGGGATTTATCAAGGTAAAGATCATTTACAACCTTTATTTTTTTCTGGAACAGATGCAGCTTTAATTATTTATACTCCAAATTTGACAAGAGGGGAAAATCCTACAGTCACTTTATTATCTGAAGGTACAGGTGAAAATACTAATGGAATTGGTGCTGCAGTTAATTCTATGTCATTATCGGCAGATTTGAAAGCTAAAGCTTTAGTCTCTTATTCTTTAAAAATTTTACAAGCAATTGGAACTGAAACTACTTTTGCCGGAGACTTAAGTGAAAGAGATACAAACCCTATGAAATTTAATGCTGGAACAACAGTTATAGCAGGTAAAAAATGGGACTATTGTAAAAATCTTTCATTAGAAATTAATAATAATATTGCTGATGAAGAAGGGTGGAAGCAAGGATCTCTTACTAAAGATAAACACATGAGAGGAGCTTTTGATGTAAGTGGCTCTTTTACAATTACAACAACTAATTCTGATGAACCTTTATCTTCTGAAGCAGAAAGACGAAAAGTGGCATCAGATTTAGAAAGTTCAATTCAATTTGAATTTAAGGGAGATAAGATTTTAAATACTTTATTTTCTCAAATAATTTTTGATTTACCTTCAGTTCAATATACTAATTGGGATAAGAGTGCAAATGATCAAACTATTGATACTACATTAGATTTTACTTGTGTTGATTTATCAACACATAGTCAATTTTGTTCAATTTATTTTATTAAGTAATGGGGGAAAGATGAATTTAAAAAGCCGAATAACAAAAAAAAATACTGGAGAAAAAATTAAATTAAAAACCTTTGAAGATTTATGGGTTATACCTAAAAAATACTCTGTAATTCAAGAAGATGAATTGAATTCAATGCAACAAGAACTTATTGCTGAAAATCCTAAAATATTAAAAATAGCTACTGAAATGCAAAAAGAAGATCAAAATTTTGAGTCTTTTTTTGATAATGCAGATGTTGATGAAATAAAGGCTTTATTTGCTATGAGTGGAGCCGGTATTGATTATATGAGAAAAACTTTACTTTATGGTATTTCAAAAAACAACTTATGTGATGATGAGGACAAAGGAATAAAAGAAACTGAATCTTTGTCTGAAGAAATTATTGAAATTATATTGGGAGATAAAGATTTAACAACAGAGTTAGTACAAATTGTTAATAATTTTAATAATGTGGATTTAACGAAAAAGACATCAGAGATTGTGTCACCTGGTGTCTAAATAATTCTTCTTTTGACATTGAAGACACATTACCAAATTTAGAAAATCCTGATGAACCAAGAAAACCTTGGTTCATTATGGAACAGTGGGGAATTTGGGTAAGAGATTGTCTCCGTTTAATGGATGGAGATGGTACTTTTTCCCATTTCCCTTATCCTGGTTCTTTGTATGATCAACCAGCAATTGATATGAGAATTTATGACATTATAAAAGTTCAGATAAATGAAATAAAAAACAAGGAGATAGAAAAAAAATGGCACCGAAAGTCCAAGTAAGTATTTCTGCAAAAGATATTGCTTCAAAAGATATTAAAAAAGTTTCTTCTAGTTTAATTAATTTAAGAAGTAATACAAATCTAAGTAATATTTTTATGAAAAATTTATCTTCTTCAATGAACAATCTAAAAAATAATTCATTAAATTTAGTTAAATCTGTTGGTAAGTTTGGCGTTGCAGGAGCTTTAGCAGGCTTAGGTGTTGTGATTGGTGGATTAACAAAAAGTATAAAAGAAGGTGCATCAATTGAAATGTATTCTAAACAATTCGAAGTGTTAACTGGCAATGTTACATTGGCTCAAACTACTATTTCAAATTTAAGAAATTTTGCTGCAAAAACACCCTTGTCTTTTTCTGATTTAACAGATGTAAGTGTTCAGCTAATGGGGGCAGGTGTTAAAAGTGATGAATTAATGAATAAGTTAAAAATGCTAGGTGACGTTTCTATGGGGAATTCTGATAAATTACAATCAATGGCCAATGCTTATTCAAAAGTTAAATCTACCGGTAAAGCTTCATTAGAATATTTAAATATATTTATGGAAAGAGGTGTCCCTATAGTTCAAGAAATGGCCAAAAATTATAATACTACAACAAAAGAAATGTTTAATTTGATATCAGCTGGTAAGATTGGTTTACCTGAAGTAGAACAAGCTTTAAAAAGTTTAACTACAGAGGGTGGCTTATTTAATAATATGATGGGAAAAACATCAGAAACCTTAACAGGAAAGATTTCAACTTTTAAAGATAATATTACTGCTTCTTTTGCAGATTTTGGGAACAAAATACTACCAGATGTTAAATTAGCTTTAGATAGTATCACAACTAGTTTTAATAATTTATTAACAAATAAAGAATTTAATAATTTTATTAGTAAGGCTGTAAAATTTTCATCCTGGCTATTTCAAAAATTAGCAGCATTTCCTTTATATTTTACATTTATAAAAAATGTTTTCAAAATTGTTATTGATGAAGCCATAATCGAATTTAATCAATTAAAAGAAACTTTAAAGGATATTCCAGTTATTAATTTTTTTATTGAAGTAATTGGAGATACTTATAAAGCTTTGAAAAAAGGTTTTAAAACAGGAGATTGGTCACAACTATTAGAAGTTTCTCCAGATATAATTACAGCTGGTTTAGGAATTGGTCTTACAATCATTGGAGCAAAAACAGCTGTAAGTCTTTTAAAACCACTTTTATATAATGCCTTATTAAGTAGTGGGTTTTCAGCACCTGGGGTAGGAATGACGGCTTTTGCAGGATTGGCAATAGGAATTAAATTATATAATTCAGCTAAAGAAGGTGATTATAAAAAATTAATAGCAGATCTTGTTGCTGGGTTAATTGCAGGTTTTGCTACTTTTGGGATTACTGGAAATATTACAGCTGGCTTATTTGTTGCATCAATTGCAATAAATTTTGAATTAGGTGATAAATCTTTAAAATTATTTGATTGGATTGGAGATAAACTTAGTGATTTTAATAAAGGAAAAACGCAAATAGTCATAGAAGATGCAAGTCAAAATTTAAGTAAATTTGATTATTATAAAGATAAAAAAACTATTTCTAATTTAAATAATAATCCTAGTTATGATTATCAAAATTTAAACAATGATGTATTTGCAAATAAAAGAGCTGCAGAAGCTCTAGCAAAGCAATATTTAAATACTACTACTCTTGGAGAAGATTTATTAAAGGGATTAGAAATAGGATTAAAAGATACTTCTGCAATCGAAAGATTAGTTGAAAAAGATTGCTACACAATTGTTAATCAATTTAAAAAAGCATTTGATATTAACTCTCCATCAAAGAAGACCATATATATGGGTAAAATGTTAAATCAAGGATTAGTAGTTGGGTTATCTGATTTTTCAAATGTTAAAAAACAAATGACTAATGTAGGAGTAGGTTCAATAGAAGCTATCAATAAAGCTTTTGGGATTCATTCTCCTTCTACAGAAATGAAGTGGACAGGGCAAATGATTTTAGAAGGATTACTGGAAGGTATAGGAGATGGAAAATTAAAAGAAAAAATACAAAATGAATTTGAAATATTAATGAATGGATTAAGTAATTTAGGAAAAGTGGAAGTTGATGCAACTGTAAATTCAATTGTTAATTCAGATTCAACAGATACTAATTCAACAAAAAATACTAAGAAAGTATCTGTATTCGATAAACTAAAATTAGGAGCGATTGGATTTTTAAATAATACCTCATTAAAATCATTAGTTTCTTTTAAAGAAAATTTAGATAGTTCAGGAAAAGCTTTAGGTACTTATACAGCCTTATTAAATTATGGAAATATAATTTTTGATGGAATAATGAGCATATTAAGGCCATCAATTGACCAAATATTAAAACCTGTATTTGGTGTTTTAAATATAATAGGTCAATTTTTAGGAAAATTATTATTACCTATATTTGAAATGCTTGGAAGTGTTGTTGATAAACTAGCTCAAGGATTTGTGTGGTTTTATAATAATGTAATTGTCTTTATTGGAAATGGCATAATAAAAGTAATGAATTTTTTAGCTAATGGAGTTATTGGAATAGTTAATTCAATAATAAGTGCAATAAACCTAATTCCTTTTGTAGAAATAAAAAAAATAGCTTATAAGAGCCTTGATTCTGGGACTTTAAGTAATATTGATTTAGATTCAATCAATCAAGCAGGAAGTCAATATACAGGGATAGGTGGAACAGGTTCCTCTTCTTCAACTTCTCAACAATCATATAATATTACTGTTTATCAAACTATTGAAGGGAATGTTATTGGAGATGGTGGATTAAGTTCTTTAGGAGAATTTCTAACACAGGCTTTAGAAGCATACGTTGGTTCTGGTGGCAAAATAACTTTTCTAAAAGCATAAGGATTAAAATGAATTTACTACAAATAAAATTAGTAATTGATGAAAATATAACAATATTTCCTAATAAGATTTCTTGTAATAGTTCGAGTTATTTTGAAACCTGGAGTATTAGTTGGAGAAATATTGAAGGATTAACTGCAGGAGCCTTTTCATTAAAACCTGTAAAATTATTTTATTGTTATGATGGTATATCCTGGTTAAATCTATTTACAGGATATGCTAGTGAAAATGGTATAATTAGATCATATGGAAAAATTACAGATGATTTTGTTTCATTAGATTTAATTGATCCTGCAAATTATAAAGGAACAAAGAAAAAACCTTCAAACACAATTATTTTAGAAAATTATAAAATATGTGACCCAAATACTCCTGATAAATCCTTATTGCATTTTATGGCCAATAAAATTGGAATAACTGAATTTGATTGTGGCATAATTGATACAAGTGTTCAACTTACATCTTTAAGCGATAAAACATTTTGGGAAGAAATTCAACAATTAGCAGAATGTTATAAAGTGAATCTTCATTTTGATAGACTCGGTTCACTATGTTTTCATTCAGAAATTGAAAGTGGTTATCAACAACAATTTAAGTTTGAATTCAATACTGAAGAATATCCTTTATATAATAAAATAGATTCAAAATATTCTAAAGCTTCAGGTAATGTTTATAAAACTAGTTTTGATAAATATGAAGCAACTGAAGAAAATGAAATTATATTTAGATCACAAGAGGATTTTAATGAAGCTACAGGATTTTGTTCAATTGAAATTTTACCAGGAGAAACTTATCCTAAAGAAGGTGTATTAAATTTAAATTACCAGGATGTATTGACTGGTGAATCATATGAATTTGTTGATAGTTTACAAAATCCATCTATTGGCCAAAACTCAGATTATGACATTTATTTTGTTAATGGGAATCTAGAACTAGTATCTTTGAATGGTGAATTTGGTACAAATCCATTATTAACTCAATCTCTCCCAAATGCTGCACAAATAATATTAAAGAATACAGGATCATCAACTGCTATAATTAAAAAATTTGAATTAAAAGGTAAAGGGTTTAAGAAAAAAGAAGAAATAAAAGTTGAACAAAGAATTCTTAATCTAGATGAACTTGATGAAAAGATAATTGAAATTGATGGCAAATATTTTTCTGATTATGAAACAGCAAAAAGTGTTTTATCTCTTTATTTATCTGAAGGTAAAATTAATTCAAGAGTAATTAATATAACAACAAAGTTTATACCAGTAATTGAAAAAGGCGATTATGCTTATTTAAACATTGAAGGTGAAAGAATACCTTGTTTAATTAATAGTTTTTCTCATTCTCAAAATGGGAATCAAATTCATACTCTTAGAACAAAAATTGAATTAAAAGAATTAAATGAATTTACACCATCAGAATCAAAAATATATGTTAATCCTTATAATATTATTCCGATAGGTTTACCTGGAATACAAGGCCCAAAAGGAGATCAAGGTATTCAAGGCCCAGCAGGAGTAAATGGTTTATCTACATATTTTCATGTTAAATATTCCAATTATTTAGATGGTACTAATATGAATGATGTAGGGGGCGACTATATTGGTACATATGTTGATAATTTGCCTACTGATAGTATAGAAAAAACTAAATATACTTGGGTATTAGTTAAAGGGGCACAAGGGCCACAAGGTGATCAAGGAATACCTGGTATAAATGGAACAAATGGTGAAACTTCATATTTACACATTAAATATTCTAATGTAGCTACTCCAACATTAAGTTCACAAATAAATGATATAGGTGGAGATTACATTGGACAATATACAGATTTTATTCAAACTGATAGTACTAACCCATCGTTATACACCTGGACCAAAATTAAAGGTGAGCAAGGTCCACAGGGAATACAAGGTCCTCAAGGCTTGCAAGGCTTACAAGGATCACAGGGAGATCAAGGTATTCAAGGTCCAACTGGTGCAAATGGATTACCTTCTTATTTTCACACTGCCTGGGCCAATAATTCAACAGGTACAAGTGGATTTTCTACAACTGTATCAACAGATAAATTGTACATTGGTACATATTCTGATTTTACTGTAGCCGATAGTACAAATCCTGCTTTATATAAATGGGTTAAAATAAAAGGTGAACAAGGAATACCAGGTAATGATGGTACAGATGGTTCTTATGTTGAATATCAATTTGCTGTAAATACAAGCACAACTGTTGCTCCAGCAAGTGGATGGCAATCTAACCCACCAAATGTAAGTACTGGTCAATATTTATGGATGCAAAAAAGAACTATAGCTAGTAATGGCACACCAGGAACATGGTCAATTGCAGTACGTATTAGTGGTGAACAAGGTGCTACAGGTCCACAAGGACCACAAGGTCCTGCAGGAACGCCTGGTTATATTGGAGCATATTCAAATGAAGCAACTCTATATGTGAAAGGTTTTGATACTGATGGTATTCTACAAGCTAGTGTTGGTTACATATATGTAGGTTCTCAAAGAATAACAGTTAATGAGTATTCGAATGATTTAATAAATGAAGGTAGGGGTTATATAATATTTGACGGAACTACTATTAAATTTGCACAATTAATAGCAAATAACAGTGGTTCTAATTGGGTTGAATTTGACGATACTTCAACAGGTATTGATGGTTCATTTTATGTTCTTGGTACTTTTAATAAAAGTGGTAATTCAATATCAAATATTAATATATTTAACCCTATAGTTAAGCAAGATTATGAACAACAATATTTTATGGATATTTTAGCAAACGGAAATCTTGAAGATGTTAATACCTGGGCAGCAGCAAGTGGAATTAATACAGTTGTTGAAAAAATAGCTATATTAGAAGCCTTTGTAAATAAATTATTTGCTAACCAAATAAAACTAATGGAAAATGGAGTAATTCATTCTGATTTTTTTAATCCTGATGGTTCTTTAAATGAAAATTCATCGGCTACTAAAGGGTTGTTTTTAGGGGCAAATGGAGAAGCCAAACTTTGGAAAGCTATATTAGAGGAAGTAACAATTACTGGTAAGGGTTTATTTGAAGGAGATTTTAAAAACTATTTATTATCTGCTGTTAGAGGTGCTGATGGTGTTTTTTTAGATTTTCCAACATTTACCTATTGGAAAACTAGTGAAGCTTATGATAATTTAACATCTATCAATGAGATACCTGTAGCTGATGGATTCATATATGATGATACTGTTCAATATTTATCTCAAGCAACTGCTGTTACTGGTTCTTATAATGGAATAGCAATAAATTATGCTATTAGATGTAATTCATTTGGTTCTCGTGGTATATATGCTTTTACTGGAATTAAATTATGGTATACAAATGGGACTGTTGTTTCTTTTGGAGTATCATGGGATTCGATTAGTAATAAACGATTAATAGTAAATACACCAAATTCTTTTGATTCAAATAATTATCTTACAATGTCTTATGCTGGAGATATAATAGATGATTTAGTTTCATATAATGAAGGAGTATCAATTGATGCTGATGGAACAATTATTTTAGATGGAGTTACTTTATATATCTCAAAAATAACCCCATATAGTGATAGTTTTAAGTTAATTTTTACTAATGGTACTGAACAAATTTTCTCTAGAGAAGCTTACCCAGTAAGTGGATCTATAGAAATTATTTCAAATCCTGATCTTTTAGAAATGGCTTCTGTAACTCCCAAAGATACTACTTCTGATATTGGGAAATTTGATAAGGTTTTTAGAAATGGATTTTTTAATTCAATAACAACTAATACATTAAATTTAACAGGACATCCAATCAATTATGTATCTTCTAAAGGATATTATACTATATTGCCTAATGGATTAATCATCCAATTTGGACATACTACTGTGAGTGCAGATTCAAAAACATTGTTTGATTTTCCTATATCATTTACTTCAGCAGGTTCTATTACAGCAACAGGTGATTGGGATGGGGATAGAGGATGGGCTGTATGTGGTGGTTATATGCAAAACCTATCAGCTTTCTATTTATTTAATGTTGATAACTCGAGTAGATCTGTTAACTGGATTGCAATAGGTTATTAATTGGAGGTTATATGCAATATTACATAAATGAAAGTGGAGATAGATATCCAGAATTAATATATAATAAATTAAGCAATGAAAAAAAAGCTTTATTTAAAGAGTTTTCAGACAAAGAGTATAATGAAATTTTAGAAAAGGCGGAGTCTCTAAATTCTACAGTTATTGTAAAAAACAATAAAATAGTTTATGTCTCTAAAGCAAATTTAATCACAGAAAGAGAAAAAATGATTGATGAAAAGAGAGCTTTACAAAATTATTTGGATGACACTGATTGGATCTCATCTAAATGTTATGAATTAGATTTGAAAGTAAAAGAAGAATACCCTCTTGAATATGAAAAAAGAAAAATAGCTAGAAATAGAATTAATGAATTAAGAGCGATATTAAAAATAGAATAACGGTCATCTCAACTCAAGTTGCTATATTTAATAAAATAAAATAAAATTATAAGTAAAGTAATCCCCCAACTTTAAAATATTAGAGAAGGGGGTGTATTATTATTATTTCATCTTTATTTTTTTTAGCTGTACCCTTAGAAATTCTGGGTTTTTTGCTTAAGAAAAAAACAAAAATTCATAACAAATTAATTCCAATGATTATAACTTTTATTTCCTGGATTTTGTGTTCAATGATTGGCTATTTATTAAAAGCTGATATTGTCACAATTTTAGGAAAATACATGTTAATAAATGGAACGTTAGTCTCAACAGTGGCTACTCATGGATGGGATTCTACTTATGGAATCAAGACAATTTTATCTGAACTAATGAGAAAGGATAAGAATTTTTTTTTGGATGGTAAAAAAATGGATATTTTAAAAAAGATGTGGTACAAAAAAATAATTAATTTAGGAATAAGTTACTTTTCTATATTAATTATATTATCTTCAGTTGTTTTTTATAATCAAAAAACTATCGATTCAATTATTTATTTTGGATACATATTCACAGTAACAGCAATTCCAATGTTCTGTTTGTTTGACTTATTAGAAAAGCTAAGAAAAGAACCATATAAATTAAACAAAATATATTTTAGTTTATTGTTTACTGTTGTTTTAGGATTAATTTTTTTAACTTTTGTTGTTGTAAGCCAAACGTTGCTAGTCAAAATATTGTGTTCTGTTGGAACTTTATTTACAGTTGCTCTTTTTATTATCTCTGGAAGATATATTTATTTACAAGAATTAATTAAAGAACCAGAAATTAAACAAGAGCTTTTAAAGAAGCAGTGGAAGTTTTGGGCCAAGCTTAAAACTAAAGAAGAAAAAGAATCAGCTATTTATGATTGTATCATTAGTAATGGCTATTATTTTGACTCAGAAAATTGGGGTTCAAAGTTTAATTTTCAAAGAAAAGTCAATACAAAGTCTGATAGTAAAAATTCTCTTCCAAATAATGATTTGGTTTTTTCTATAGAAAAAGCAGAGGAATTTTATTCAGAAGAAACATTAAAAGGAGTAAGAGATATTGCAGTAAAAATTGTTAATTCTCTTAGTTATTTTCGAAATTACGAAAAAAAAGGAGACCTTAATAAATGAAAAAAATATTATTAATTATTTCAATATTATTGTTAGCTTTATTGCCTGTTTATTGTTCTGGTTCACCAGAAAGCAAAAATCCAATTATGGAACTATTTCAAAAGACCTCTTTAAAAGTCTCAAATCCGGAAACAAGCAAGCAGGAGAGCTTATCGAAAAATCAATTGAAACCCTTGGAGATACAGGAGAAAACCTTAGAGAAGCAGAAAGAACAATCAGTTCTATCATCCGAGGATCTAGCAGCACTGAAACAAGTTCAAACAATAGTGAATAATGCTGAAAAACTAGTTTATTCAACAAAAGAAGATTTAATTAAAGCTAATGAAACGATTAAGACTAATCAAGAAAAAATAGAAATTCTAGAAAGAGAAGATGATAATAAAACATTAGAAATAAATGAATTAAAAGATTCAAAAGCAAAATTGATAGTTGAAAATTCTAAAAAAGATGGAAGAATTACAGAATTAGAAAAAATAACTGGTTCAAAAGGTTCTTTTGAACTTGGCTGTTTATATAATTTAGAGTCTGGGTATCAAGCGGGGTTTGATTTAGGCTATAAATTTAAATTTGGATTAAAGACTTCAATTGGTGCTTATGTTCCTGTTAAGGAAACCATAAAAGACCCTTTTACTCTTTTAAAACCTGTTACTTATACGTTTAGTGCAAAAATCGGGTGGGAGTTTTAAATATTTCTTTTGAGGAGCTTTAAAAAAGCTCCTCTTTTTGTTTTATTTATTAATTGTTCTGAATGTAACTTCGTTTGATTGTTTAGTATAGATTTCATCTATTGCTTTTGAAACAGGAATTAAACTATTTGCAACAAGATGGGTATAACGATTTTGCATTTCTTTTAATTCTTGTTTCTCCCATGATAAATATTCTGCTACTAATAAACTGGGAGTTCCTGCAGCTAATAAGTTTGTATTTAAACAGTGTCTTAATTGATGTGGAGCTAGCATTTCTAATGCTTTTTGTTCATGAGGGTATTTTGAAAGAGCATAACCTTTAATTTGTCTAAAATTTGTAATAATCCAGTGTGCATTTTTTGAGAAAAAGCGATCATTATTATTTTTTGGCCAAACTATTTGTAATGCTTCATAAGTAATATTCGCTAAAGGGATAATCCTGTTTTTATTAGTTTTGGGGGGGATAAATTGCTTTCCATTATATTGCCTATCTATGAGTAAAATATTATTAGTAATTCTGGAAGGAGTAATCCCTAAAACTTCTCCACGGCGCATTCCAGTAGTTGCAAGAACCGTAAAGAACGCCCAAAATTCTAAAGAGGGAAAAATATCTTTTTGTGAAATAATATCTGCTAATATTTCTGGAGCAATAGTTAGTTTCTTTTTTTCTGAATATTTTATATTTGGTATTTTATATGAAGGGTTATTTTCGATTCTACCTTCTTTATATGCAAAAGTAATTATGACTTTTAACTGTTCAAATAATAATTGTGAAGTTCGACATCTACCAAATTTCAAAACTAATAATTCTTTGAACTGAATAATATCATATCGTATTAGTTGAGATAATTTTTTATTGCACAAAGCAGGTTTAGATTTTAATAGTGAGAGTATCTTTTTAGCATATCGAGTTTGCAGTTCTCCATATGAAAGTGAATAAGCACTCCCATCAATTTCTGACATTTTCTTTTTTGGATTAGTTTTTAAATCACAAAATAATGAAACATATTCAATTAATGTTGATTCATTAAAAGTGAGGGAGTTTCCAATGTACTTATTAGCATATTCAAGAGCTTTTTTTTTGTTTTTTATTCCAGTACTTTTTTGACATCTTTTACCAGTTGCATCAGTATACTGGAAATAGTAAATATCTCCATTTCTCTTATAAATTCTAGTAATTTCTTGTGAACCTTTCATATTTTTTTCCTTAAATATTCCTTTTGAAAAAGGGTAAAAAATATATAAGTTACAACCAAATTGCAACCAAAAATACTTTGAGGAAAAGTTGAGAAAGGTGATAAATCTTTACAACTGTTAGAATTAGTTAAAAATGAAATTTGAGCTATAGGC